TATGTGAAAGAAATTCTCTAGAAAATATCTAGGACCTGTTTTAGGATCAGCACACTTCTTGAACTCCTCTATCTGTTCAACAGTGTAGCTCATCTTCTTGTGAGCTTTTTTAATTAATACACCGTCTAATGATTTTTGTGCCATTACTTACCTTTGGGCATTGGGTTCTCACCTGTTAAGTGAGGTTGTGAAAACCACAACTGGAACCACTCTTTATCACCTGGTCTAATATTATGTTTACGTTGATAGGCCGCTTTTTCAGATGCTGTATGAGATATGTTTTCTCCCATATCAGGTGTGTCTTTAACGCCTGCTAGCCTCTTTAAGTCTTTGATGTCCATACAGTTATTTAACTGCTAACGTGGCCTTTTTCTTCGCCAATACGCAGTTATAAGTGTCCTGTGTTACTCGTCCGGTCTCGTTGTGTGTGATAGGCACGCTGGCGTTGCGATACCACTCTACATCAAATCCCGCCCTCATGATGAGGCTCTGTAACATAACCTCGTTCATCACGGAATAATGCGTGTCCCAATTCTCGTACTGTCGGGCATTCATAGGAGCCGGCATCTCGACATACAGCAAGCCACCCTTCTTGAGCAATCTGTTGTATTCCATGAGAGCGATCATGGGGAACACTGAATGTTCGAGAGAGTGCCTACAGAATATGAGATCATACTTGTCGTCATCGTCCTTGATGAAGTTGATATCTCCCTTGATGACCTTGTGTTTCTTCTTCCCACAGGCCTCGATGTCACCCGCGGTCCATGTGACTCCGGTCAAGTCCTTGTAGCCCATCGACTTCATCTCATCCATGAAGTAGCCCACGCCACAGCCCACGTCCAATATCTTGGCTGTCTTTTTAAGTTTTAAGGGTTTGATGAATTGTTCCACTACCTGACCCACTACCGCTTGTAGCTCAGGAATCTCTCCCTCGTCCTTCATAGTGTTTAGCAGGAAGTCGTAGTATAATTTTAATTTTGCCGCGTCAAACATTTTCTCTTTCCTAGTTGTTTGACTTACTTATCGTGTCTATTACGGGTGGTAGATAAATTTGGTGGTGTTTATGATCTCGTAGTCCGGAGCGAACTCCTTATACGGCTTTTTCAGTGTATTCACTCCGGTCCCATCCTAGCAAATACTTAGCCTTCCAATCATTCTGTGCGAAACCTTTTAGGGGTAGCCAATGATCCCTCATTGACCATATGCGTTCCGCGGCATAGTCCCAATCTATCTGTTCTATGCGTTCCTCGAACTCGTACAGCCTCGACTCGAACTGCTCGAAGTCGTTGAAGTCCAATTCGACGTGCAATACCTCGAAGACCTCTCCGTCATCGGTGACACCGTCCAAGTCAAAGTCCCACCCCCACTGCTGTCTGGTGCGTAACAGTAGGTCTGCCTGTGGTATCCTCTTCTTGATCTCCGTCAACTGCTCACGTGCTCCGTCCTGGAAGTCACATCTGTGTAACAGCATGGCATGATCCAGTATGAGCTTGGGATGATCTATCTTCAACCATGTCTGTTGCCAACAACAATGGTTCAGTATGGGGTCAGTGATGGGATGGCGCTCCATGTCGTAGTATCTGCGTTCTGCCATGCAGAGCTCGAAGCCATCCTTGTCATAGTATTGGAAGTCTTTGGCGTAGGGTGCGAACACCAATGGTGTTGAACATTTAGGATCTTGGACTAAGGGAACATTAATCCTGGTAAACACGTTAACTCCTTATAAATCCCACTTGTTGCTCAAATAGTTCTCAATGTTCTGTATCTCTGCGGAGGTCAGTGCCTTCTTGAACAGTATGGCCTCTGCCATGTAGCCCACGTGTCCGTTTGACCCGCCACCGTTCTCATTACCTAAGTCAAATGTTGTCTGTGATGCGTTGGTTGTCGCTCCCACGGTGCCCGTGAATGACAGTGTCTTGGCAGTCTTATCTTTTCTGTATACTAATCTTGCGGCATTGCCAGTCTGGCTACCGTCAAACGCTAATGTGTGTATGGCCCAATTGGTGTTAGCCTCACTAGCCACTGTTGCTGTCGCACCCTCCATGCCCACTGTCATTGTCGTGCCATTGGCGAACATGGCCAAGTCACCGCTAGTGGTGTCTGACAGGTGTTTGGTGCCCGTGGTGTTATCAAACTTGCTGAGTATGAACATCGTGAAGCCTGGTTGGCTCTGTAGATCAGTGAATGGGTTGATAGTTAAATGATCATTGCCGTCAAACTCTAAGTAACCATAACCGTTCAACGGTGTGGTGTTCTCGTAACTTGGTCTCGCCGCGGCACCACCACTTGGATTGGCATTATGTGCCAGGACGGATTTATCAGTCCACTGAGTGATCTTGCCCTCATCAGTCGCACTCGGAACGAACTGATCAGTGTCAGCACCATCATACCAGAACTGTAAGGTCACAAACGTGGTTGGTGAAACTGCTTCTTCTGGATCATCTGCCGGTGTGACTAACACACCTACCGAGGCCGCTCCCCATGGTCTCCCCAAGGTCAATACGTCGCCGTCCGCTGTATTATCTACTATGGCGTTGCCAGAGTATTTCGTTGGTAATAGATCAATGCTCTCTACGTTTAGTGATCTGTAATAGTTGACAGTGTCATCACCACTGCCCGTGATGGAGTATGAACTTGCCGCGGCTGTGACCGTCTTGCCCTGTCTCTTTGCCTCGGCGATTTCAAGTTTCTGCTCTTGTTTGAGCTGTTTTGATGATTGTGTTGATATTCCGTTAAGTGCCATAACACTATTTACCTTAACGGAACGATGTTATTTAGGAACGCAGTTGTTGACCTTGACTCCGCCCTTCATCTTGGTGCCCTGTTTCTTGTAACCCTTCCAGCACTTGGGATCTAGGCGTTGCTTGGTCTTCTTCTCGTTTACTACTTCTCTGATCTTCATTTCTTCTCTCGTGCTTCCTTGATCACTGCCGCGTCATACTCTGCCCTGTCCACGACGTTCTCACGTAACAGTTTTTCCCTGTTGACTAGGTGTTTGGCTTGTATTTCTTCTTTTGATCCGCCAAAGTATGCAACAGCGTGTCCTTCTTCAACGAGAATGTCCGTAACCATTCTTCCGTCGGGTGCAACGAAGTCACCTAGGATACGTCCAAATTTGCCTTTCATATCCTCTCCATTTTTATTGATTTGTGTTTTAAGAATTGCTGTCTTTCCTAGCAGTGATTTTAATCTAGCCTTTGATGCTAAACCAAATACTTTCTCTACTTTATCACGTGTTCTTGATTCTGGTGTGTCAATGCCCATTATTCTTACACGCTCATCCTTTAACCAAACACCAAATCCTAAGTCTATATCCACGTCTACCGTGTCACCGTCAACGACTCTATTGACGTGAACTCTATACTCGTACATCTTAACCCCCCGGTTAATGTTTTAAAAATCTATTCTTCCCAGTCCTCGCAGTAGGTACATTCGCACTCGGTACATTCCCAACACTCCTGGCAACTCATGCCACAGTGTGCGTTGCACCCGCAGTTCTTACACCTTACTTGTTCTTTTTCCTCTGCCATTTTGCTCCCATCACTGGTGATTGCTTATTGGTATCTTCCATCTCTCCGGATGGTCCCTCTGCTTCTGGTTTTGTCTTGAGACCCATGGCCTTGTTCGCGGCATCAATCATCTTGCGTTCTGCCTCTGTGTAGGCGCCCATGTATGGTCTGGTTGTTATGAATGCTTCTGTGTCTATGTCTGAATCGTCACCAGGGGCACGTGCCATCAACATGCTGGCACGATACATGCCATAGTATCTGTCCATGTCTGCTGTATATGCTCCGGGAGTTGCCGCGGCGTGTTGCTTGTTCATCTTTCCGGGACGCTTGCCGCCCATGCCACCGTAAGGAGCCTCAGTTATGAAGTCCTTGGCACGCATTAGTTGTTGACCTTTGCGCCTTTACGCCACTGGTAGCACGACCAGTATTTTGCCTTGGTCTTGTCTTTCGCAGACGCCTTGTCACAGCCATGTCTGGCACGGAATGACTTACGTCTCTTTGGATCGTCTCTCTTGATTGATAGGTTGGGATCGCCAAAGCGTACAACTTTCACGTTGCCTGACTTGGGGTCCTTGACATATACCTTGAATTTTTTCTTTGGATTCTCTGAGGTCCTGATGGGATCATTCAGTTTTACCTGTTTGCCCTGGTACTCTGCCTCGTCGAACACTGCGAACTCAACGCCTGGTTCAAACTGGCATCCGCAACTTTCAAGCATGGCCTGGCAGTCCTCATCCATGATCAATGTGATTGACTCGTCATCGTGTGATTCAACGATGGATTCGATCACCGTGTCTAGGTTAATGATGAAGTCAACATGGTCATCCGTTACTGGATTGGCATGGCTCCTCTCTGCTTCTGCTAGATACTTCTTGAAAGACATTATTCAGAATCCTTATATTCCTTGTAAAGATCCATCATGCTCTCTGCTAGATCTTCTTCCTTTTCATGTAAGGGGAATGAGTTAGATTTTGCCGCTGACTTTGGCTTGGGTTCGTTAACGCCACCTGACATCTTGTTCAACTGTGTGTCAACGTCAGCAACTCGTTCTTTTGGAGTGTTGGAGTACTCGATCTCTCTTTCTTCCTCGACTGCCTCTTCCTCGCCCTCGTATTCCTTGTATCCATCTGAACGCATGCCAGATAGTTTTAGTAGATTCTTGATCATGTCAACGTGATCACCGTTAGCACTGACGTTCACGTTCTCGTTACCTTGATCATCGATTGACTGTGTCAATGTGACACCCTCATTCAACTGTTCTGTGTATTTCTTCTCGAAGTCTTCCATCATAGAGTCTAGGTTCAACTCCTCTGACTCCTTCTTGGGACGTCCACGTTCTCTCTTAGGAGCATCTGGATCCACTAGTGGCTCTTCAGGTTCCAATGATTGAACTTTAACACCGCCTTGTGTATATTTGTAATGGCGTTTCTTGCCATCTTTGAATGTAACAGTAAAGCCTTGAGCACCATCTTCTGGACGATCCATTTGAACTTTGTGTCCTTCTTTCTCATGTTTGTCAACGATACCTTTAACATGGGCAGGATCATATGCTTCGTCTAATTCAATTTCTTCTACTTCCTCAGAAACTTTTTCGTTCTTCTCATACTGCTCTGGAGTAGTGTCTTCTTCTTTCATATCTTCTTTATCTTTGGCCGCTTTCTTCATTGACTCTTCTTTGTCACCATCCTTGTCCAAGTCTAGGAAGTCTGGTTTTGCTTCTTCGATCGTTTCCTCAACGCCTTCATACATCTGAACACTTTGGACTATTGCACCTTCGCCGCCTGCTGAGTAGTCTTCCTTATCTTCGCTCTGTAAGATATCATACGCCTTTGCTTCAGCTTCTTGTTTAGAGTTTGCTTCTACATCCATTTCATATGTAACAAGATCAGTGGCTTTTACAAACCATTCTGCTTCTGTTAACGCTTTTTCTTTTACTTCAACTGACTCGTTTGTAGTGTCAGGAGCATCTGTTTGAACATTTAATGTTTGGATACCTGCTAGTTTAGCATATTCTACAGGAGTTTCTTCTGCCACAGGTTGATATACGTCTTGACCTGTTGCCGAAACTGTGT